GCAAGCTTAAGGCCGCAGGTACAGCGAAGTGGGGTCCGGTATAATGGGGCCCTGCTCCCCAGCCGGCTTAGCACAGTGGTAGTGCAACGGTTTTGTAATTTTAAAAGACGGTACCTTTCGAGCACCTAAAGGTCACCTAAAGGCCTGTTTTACCGAGGTTTCATCAATAATTCGGAAACCGGGAAAACAGGCGGCTTGGTAACAAAATAGGCCCATTCTGTTACCAAATCTGTTACCCGCTTTAGGGCTTCGGGTCTTCTTCCTTCGGGGACTTTGTGAGGTCTTTTAGGCTTTTAACCCTGGCCCGCATAAATTGCGACAGCACAATCGCAGCGAGCCAGATTATGAAGGCCCAGCCGAGAATAGATCCTAAAACGCTCCACATTGTCCCGGACTGTAGCATCGGCCCGGTAGAGGGCCCAAATTCCGCCCTTATACCGCCCTGGGAACCTCGCTCAGGGAGGGGGCATATGGGTCAACCTGGTCTGAGGGTTCCCAGGGCACAGCAAGCCCCTTTAAATTCCCCGATCCCACCCCATCCATCTGCCGACAAGCACGTCAGGCATGGGGTAAGGAAATGGGTCCAAAGCCAAATTTGATACTGACCGCGGCGATCAGCGCAATCCTTGCAGGTCATGGGGCTGCGCCAGCTAAGCCATGCATCACTGAAAATTTGATGTGCCCGGAACCCGAAGTACCCCCTTCAGATATGAAGGAATTAGAGCAGCAGAATTTTCCGACCTTCTACGGCGTACAGACTGTCGTGTTAGGTACGGCGACACCAATCAGAACTGGCAGCGCAAACATCGTTGAAGGTCCAGATGGTGCAGCGGGAAGTGGCAACACGATCATTACGCCAGCAAACGGCGCAATGAACATGGTATCTGCAGCCCCGCAAACATACCAGGACGTACAGCCTAGAATCTTCCCCTCAGTGTGAGTCAGATCCAGCGGGTACACAGAGGCTCCCTGAACGTTCGCGAAAATTGGGAATGTAGTTGTAAGCGACCGATGCAAGGAGCATGCGACAAGTGAAAATCGCCATTTCAATTCTGACTGCGGCCCTTGCAACCGTGCCATTGACCTCGTCTGCCGACACTTCCGAAGACGAAGAGGCTACGCGGGCGGTTGCCCATCACAACACTGTATTCAAGTTCAACATGACCGCCACCGGCGACGTGATCAATAAGTTTGGCCAAGCTCTTCGCGTTACGACTTGGCTGGAAGAGTGCAAACTTGATGCCCTAGCAAAAGCAGTCACTCCTACCAATGACGAAATCCATAACGTAGTAATCCAATACCTGCAGAAGCAACCGGATGGCAATAAATATCTTTGGGATGTGTTGGCTGGCGTGAAGTCTTCGGTGTTCTACTACCAAATTGGCTTTAAGGAAACGGTCGGGCCGATCCGCAAGACTTTGGGCGAAAACTTCTGTTCGGAAGCTACCAAGCAAGCCAACGATTTATTGCGAGGGCAACAAACTTCTAAGTAAACTCAACGGACGAAGATACTCGACACGCCAGCCGGATTTTGGATGACACTTAATATTACCGTCACAAGTCCGCATGGCATTCACCAAAGTGCTGACTTTCGATTAACCGATTTCAAACGCGCGCCTGATGGAACACTGACCGAAATTGAAGGCAATTCGCCGAAAATTGTCGCGTTCAGCTACAAGAATTGGTCAGGTTTTCTAACTTACTGCGGGGTTGGCCTCTGGGACGGCATCCCAACATACAAAAGCGCGGCCGATTGGATTGTCTCATTGGGAGCGGATGCGACATTCGATGATGTCGTCGGCATTCTTGAGAAGAATGGGTCGGAGTGGATCAGGAGTATCCAAGATCGACGAGGCCAATTTCAAGGTCATTCTTTCGTTCTTACCGCCTATGCGAATGGGCTTCCGCGTGTGGGTCTCGTGTCTAACACGCACTCTACAAGAGGCAGATTTTCAATACCGGAAATGGGTGGGCTGCGATCAAGTATCGAAGGAGGTTCCGGCACGCATGTTTACATTACTGGGATGGATGACACTGTTCCAGAATCAGATCGCATCGCAATCAGGCGGATGAGCGAAGAAAACGTTGCCCCGAATGAGTTGCGCGCCCGTCTGGCCAAGGTGAATGAAAGTGCGGCCGCTCGATCAAAAAACGGAATCAGCGCATCTTGCATGTGCTACTCAATTGACAGACTGGGTGAGGGCGCTGGATCGATCTACGGAAAAGTGATTGGGCCTCTCGACCCCATCTACATCACTAACGGTCTGAATATAACAGAGCTAGTAGCGCCGGCTCTGATAGATTCGAGTCGACAATTGAAAGGGCTCAGCTTCACCACTTCGGCGGCGAACAACGCTACCGCTGCCGAGCACCTCGACTGTGTTCTTAAATTGGAAGGGGCGAAGGGCGTCGTCGTCGACCATGATTTCAGCGATATTAACAATCGCCACATTTCAATTTGCAGCGCCAACGAAAGCGGTACAATTGTAGGCCAAATGCGGCGGCCAGTGAACGAACCACCGCGAGCTTTTGTATGGATAAAAGGCGACGAGCCTTTGGATCTTGGAACATTCGGCGGCGCGATGAGCGGCGCGACCGACGTGAATAGCAGAAACGTGGTAGTCGGTAACGCTGCGACGGCAGATAGCTTGTGGAGAGCTTTTCTATGGCGCGATGGTGCGCCAATTCTCGACCTGGGAACGATTCACGCCAACAACTCTTCTGCGGTGGCCATTAACGAAAGCGAAGTTGTTGTCGGCTCTGTATATGGAAGTCCTTCGCAAAGAGCGTTTAGGTGGACGCAATCGAGTGGGATGGAGTTGATCAGCGGAACCGAGGATCACTGGAGCCAGGCGCTCGACATTAATAACAATGGGGACATATTAGGTTGCTGCCGTGTTTCTCAGCAGATGCGCAGCTTTGTATGGTCTGAATCTACGGGATTGCAATTAATTGGCGACGCGAACGATCCGCAATTTTTCGCGACACGCATCAATGATGCTGGCATTGTGATCGGCGAAGCTGACGATGAGAGCGGTGTCCGGCGAGGAATAATCTGGAGCGCCACTTCGGGGTTGCGAATGCTTGATGTGCCCTTTTCGTTTTCCCCCTTATCCATTGACAATGAGGGGAACATCGTCGGAATTGACACAAATAGGCCTTGGTACGGCGCGTGGCTGATCACGGCGAACGGCGTCCTTCTGCCGCTGCCGGGCGGAAGAAATCACAGTGTTGACGCGCGAGTAATTGTGGGCGGACGTATTTATGGGCACGTGCGGGGGGACGGCTGGAAACACGTACATCCGATTCGATGGGATTTTTCCGTGGAAGGCCAGCCACGAAAAAAAGGCCTCTGAGGCCTGAAAGCCGGCAGAGGCCCGGGGCTTTGAATCACTTCGCAAATAGCTTGGCGAATGCTTCGATGGAATATTTGCTGAATTCCAGGGAGGTAAATTCCCGGTCGCCGGCCAGCCACTTCCGGCCCTTGTAAGTCAGCTTGATGCCGAGCGCCTTCAGGGCTTCGGTCTTGGCATCAATGACGGGTTGGGGATTAAGGCTGACTCGCTTTTCGGTCTTGGGTGCAGCGGCCGGGGCTTTGGTCTTGGGGGTTTTCTTTGCCATGTGAACTCCTGGTTGGTAAATGGTCCAGGGTTCACCTTGTCTTAGCTACTTCGGAAAGTAGATCTCCTCACTGTCAAAATTAATGCTTACGAAATGTTTCACCAGCGTTCTCGTGGAAAGACCCTTAAGATTCTTTTTCTTTCGCCCGACTGAATGCATCGAGAAATGGCTGCATTACTTTACGCACGGTACTTTGCCCGGTTAAGTCGTCGGCCAATATCATTTTTTCAAACTCTTCCGCAATCCCAACCAAGCGAGGCCTCAGAATCGCGTACGAAATCGTGAGCAATCCCAAAGCTCCCGCACACAAAAATTCTGTTGAATCTGCATCGAAGATCGAAGGATCAGATACTGCTTCACCTGCATCCGATACATCAACATAGGTTGCTCGCAACCTGAGTTTGTGTAGTTGACCTTCGATTAGCGGTCGCCACCGGTCCGTCGTGCCATCTCTCTGCTCCTTTTGGATCACGGCTTGAATAAACGTATCACACCTCTGTTGCTGATCAGTCAGTTGTCCAGCTCGCAATGCTTCGACAAAAGCAGCTATCTCCGGATGATCGGCAATGTTCTTTAGTTGCTCTTCCGACAGAACCGCGTCTGCGGTCAGTCCGTACTTCAATATCTCTCGCCAAGGCGACCAAAATCCGAGACCCATCAAGACCTTTAACATTGCGACAAAGATAATCTGCTTCACTCGGTGCGGCTGATTACCTTTTCCAGTTAACGCCACGAAATAAAGCTTGCCGCTCTCTTCGATGGAAAAGACCGCAGAAGCCAATGCGCTAGCGAATCTCTGTTTTTTGAAATGTTCGTCAGCTTCGAGGAAATGTCTGATCGAGTTTCGAGCTACAGCACATAGCGCAGCATCCGATATACCTTTCGCATAGATTTCTGAAATGTCGGCCGCAGTCATACGAAGCCCGCGAAGGACGCGATTGCTGTAAAGAGCGGACTTTAGCCGACCACTGTAATTTTGTACAGTGTCGTCATGCGCGACCTGAAAATCACGAAGCTCAGCGACGAATTTGGGCAGTACGTGATTTTTCTAGAGTGTTCGTGCGGACATACCCGGCGATGTAATCCGCATACTTTGGCAGCGTTCGCAGGATGGGATGCGAAGTTGGCGGACGTCGTACGCCGGTTGCGGTGCTCGAAATGTGGTGAGAAAAAATGCACCGCCGGTGTCGTGCCGGAAACAACGCCGCGTGGTTATAAAAGTCACTAAGATTGCTGTTCGACTCGTCAGGCGTCAAAAGGAAGAAAGCATGATCACGATAAAAAAGGGCGACAAAGCGGTCATCTACGCGGGGTCGATGATTCTAAAAGACTATGAAACTGTAAGGCTCGAAATTTCGCTGCCCACAGGGGCACCTCTTGCGGCGCAGATGCTGAAGTTAGAGATAACATTCACGGACATAATGAAAACAGAAACGGACGTCGAGTGGGTAACAAGGCCCGATGGCACAGTTCAGTTTCGTCTTACAGGCTGGCGCCAAACCGGGCAAGCGCTAAAAGAACCAATATTCTTCGGGCAGTACAACAACGAAAAATTGTGGCTACACGTGGCGCAACATCGACTTGGGGCCGAGGTGAACATAGTTCAGATCGATGTGTTGCAGGGAGGCTCCGCCAATGCCGGCTAATTCAATTGAAACAACCAGCGGATCCGTTCGGGTTGACCATCGAATAATCACAGCAACCGGAAAGGAGCGCACGCGATACTTGACCGTGCTAATCGCCGGAACAGTTTTGGTGCTATTGACGCTCGCCTACATTTATCTGATCGCCACTAAATCGGAGGCACCTGGTCTATTGGCCTTTATTGGAACCGGCTTTGGTTTACTTCTGGGGAGAGGTTGGGGGCATGGGGACTAATCTGCCAACTTCGCCCAAACTTCCAATGAGCGGCTCTGAGGATTAAACGCGATCATTAGGCTATCGGCTCGGTTCGGTGACAGCGTTCCCGGCGGCTGCTTATCAATGAGAATTTTCCCAGTTTGATTAATCGAATACGTGACTTGAGATAGCTCGCTTCGAAGCGGTTCCAATTCAGCAAGATTGGGATCGATTGAAATGATCGCGTCCATTTCAACGGGCATTTTTTTAATGACGGCCCGGTAAGTCTGTTCGAATCTATTTCTAAGTGCCCACCACGATTGGGCTTTCATATTCGCGAAGAAATCTTTGTTCTTGCGCTTTGGCACCATTTCTTTTTCTGGTTGGAATACTTGGCCTGATCCCCTAAAGGCTGTGACATGAATCAGGGGCCTTTCCGCCTTGTCTCGTTCGTTGTTGATGTTGTTTGCATCGCCACGAACTCCAGCGCCTAAGCCGTCACCGTCGTAGGTAAGGGACGTAAATCCTAATTCATCACAAAGGGCGAAGGCTTTAACCGTGGTCTTGTAAATGTCGCTGTCTTTCCCGCTCCACGATTTCAAATACTGCAATTCGATTCCGTGCCGGGCAGCGAAGCAGTTGGAATCTTTTCCTTCATCAGCTACGTCGAGACTTGCATACCGTTCGCCGGTCGGTTCAATCCCCAACTTTTTGGCGGCCCCAATGGCGGCATTGATCCAGGCGGTGGGAAGCAGTTGACCCTCGACTGAGCCCCGATAGTCAATATCGACCTCGGACGCCAACGTTACCGGGTCAAGAATTTCAACCTGTTTTCGATACCAGTCCTCCCCTTTCCGTGGATCGCTTTGCCATCTGAAAGTAAACACAGAAATCTTGCCGGAGTGGCGTTTGATGGCGAACGGGTTGTTGTAGCCGTTAGGAGTGCTGACATCGATTCGGCAATTGGTTGTCTGCGAAAGGCTGGCATCAATGAGCTCGGGATGCTCAAGGAATGCCGATTCATCGATGATGTACAGGCTTGCTCTATCGCCTCGACCGATGCCGTCTCCCGATTCGCCAGTAATTGCAGAGCCAGATTCAGGGAACAAAACGCGGCCAAACGGTGCATGTTTGTCGATATCCCAACCGCCCCGCAATTCGATGGGAAGGTTGGATAAGAAAAGCCTAGCCTTTTCGAATAGGGATTTTGGATCGCCTTTGCGATCAATGTATTCTTCTTTGCGCGACCCAAACCCAATCACCATCCCAGGATTGAACAGGCAAAGGGTGCAAGCAACGGCGACACAAAGCCAAGTAACCCCCATCTCTCGGCTTTTTTCGGTTATTCCAGGCTCTTGATTCCGCCATCGTTCAAGCAGCCATTCCACCCATTCGACCTGGCGTGGAAACAATAGAAATGGGATTGTGGCGGGAAGTTTTCGCTCGACGTTGCGGGGGTCGAAGGTGCATCCAAAATCATTTATAAATTGAGCAGGATTATTTTTGTAGAAGAGCTTCAGGGCCGGAAGGATTTGAGGCCTGGCCCTGATCTTCTGTAGAAGTTCAACCCTTTCAGCAATTACAGATATGTAGTCTGGATTGCGCCAATCGAACGGGATCAACGACCAGTGCGTGCGCTCAATGCGGGCTCCTCTATTGCCCATACCGTGAAACTGTATCAGCGTTCTGAGCGATAAGTGCCTTAGCAGGATCTATCGACGTCAGGGTTGCGTCGACAGACAGGCAAACCATTTCCGTATACCACTCGTTGCCTCGAGTATCCCCTTTATGGTTGGCGACCATTACGTAGTAAAGCCCATCAGCACTTGTTTGCACTTGCAAAGCTGTTTGTTGATTCTGAACTTGAGAGGGAAGATCCAAAGACCGGCGAAACGTGTTTACGCCAGCGGTCAGTTGAATCAATTGGCCGATCTTGTATTTGGGATTCAGCAAGGTGCGAATACTGATCCCCTGCTGCGTTTGTTCGGGAACGCCAATCAATCCAGTAGACACAGAGATGATCGGCACAGCTCCGCCACTAGCGATGTACGACGTGTAAGGGATCATCGTTACCGCATTATCTTGGATGCTCCACTTACAATTGTTCTGCCACGAGAAATCGCGATATTCGTCCCTGCACATCCCATACATAACCCTGCCTCGAATAAGCTGGTTCGATGGGAGGGCAGGCAAATACCCTTGCGTCACTCCGAACTTCTTCATTGCACTCATTAGCACGTCGGCAATTCCGGCCTGTTTAGTTCCGGCCGGAATGGACGTCAACACAGGTGCGAAGTTGTACGCTTCATCGCCATCAGCGGCCGTGATATCGACGTAAGAATCCAGTTGGTTGATACGGCCCAATCGAAATTGTTTGATCGTGCCTTGAAACAGAAGTGAGATATTGCCTTCATATCCGGCCGATAGGGACAGTTGAGTAAATTCTTTCTGCCCGATTAGGTTTGCCGTCTTGTCGCTCAAATTGAAGATTCTTACGTCACAGCTGTTGGGAGTTTGAAAGTCACCACGTCTTACTGAGAATTCGACCTTGAAGTCGGCAAACTCCAGACCTTCGCCGGATGACCGAGCTACGACACAACTAAATTTTCGTAAGTATTGTTCAGTCATATAGCTGCTAGTGGCTTTTTGGCGTTATATCCGCGCTGCACCCAAATGTACTTGCTTCTGTACCAGTGAAGATAGGTTGTTGCCCAATGGGCAATTGCCCCAAGCAGGATCGGCGCTTTCTTTCTCATATCTATCACCTCATGCTTATCGTAAATTCGCTTCCGTAATCCCACTGCGCAGTGGACCCGAGGAAGCGCCACATCCAAACGTTTGAATGCCGGTAGTCATCTCGCTGACCTTTGCGACCGCATCACTTGCAAGGAGGTTTCCCTTTCGCTCGGGAGTAACAAGCTGCGGCTGCCGCCGATGTTCTATGCTTTGCATGTCGGTTGGCTTCACGCATGGCGCGATGAACGTCCGCGCCTGCATCATTTCTTCCAAAACGCCTCATTGGCTTTTTGCATGTTGGCGATCCGGTCGTGGTCCTGGCCTCGCCATTTCCTCATCGCGTCGCCAACTTTGTGGCCGGTAATGTCCTTCTTTTCTTTGTCCTCTTTTTCATCGCTGGTTGTCGCCAGTGAGCCCGAGGGGCCTGCTTCCATCTCTCCCGGCTCGCTGCTAAGTTCGTACTCAGCCATGTTTGACAGGACTTCATCGCGCGTCGCCTTATCCATGGCTTCGAGCATTGGTTTCAAGTACCCATCCCACACTTTGCCGGGATTCAATTTCGCCCTAGCGGTCATATATGCGGCGAGTTCTTCGTCCGTTGCAGCGGTCAGGATCGTATCCAGCGTCTGGTTAGACGCGTAGCGCGTTAGCGAATCAAAACTTCTGACATTCAACATTTCATTTCTCCAGTTAATAAAACTATCTCATCAGCGCTTTTCTGCGCTCATTCCAGGGGACCACAGACGCAGCCCCACCTCGTAGGAGGTTTACCGGGACATGGATTTGATCGATGACGACCAGGGCTAACGCCTTCTCGACCAGCGTTGACGGCTGGGCCATGTGTCTCGGTCGGTGGATTTCCGAAGGCATCATTTCTGCCAGTTCTGCGTGCAGGCCTCTTAGGATCGCATCGTGCTCAATCATTCTGTTGGCGATGCCTTCCAGGTAGGCTTGATAAATCGCTGCCTCTGTCGCCATCACATCAGCTTCGGCCTTTGCTAATTCATCACAACGTTTCCCATAAATTTCTCGCAACTGGGCTAGGGCTGCGTCCGCCTCTTCAGCGTTTTCTTGAAGGCGTCGGCCTTCCATATCGAAGTCGATTGTTTGAGGATCGATCGGACGGCCGGACGTTATTCGATCAGCGCGCTGCTGGGCACGAGCAGCCTTCTTCGCCTTCATCGCTGCTTGATGATCGGTCAGTAGTTGGTGAGCGTTGGCGGCGTCCGTCTCACCTTCCGCGACATTGGCGGCACTTTGCACCTTCAAGGTCTCAACGTGCGCCTGTCGATCCCGAGCATCTACGTGCGCCTTTCGGTACGGTTCAAGACTTGCCTGAACGTCTTCCAGAATTCTCTTTACTTCATTCATTCGTGATTTCTCCATTCATGTGATGGGATCGCTCCCCAATCCCAACCCGGAGAAGACCCGCGTCAGGCCGGCTAAGGTTGGCGGGGAAAGAACGGGGGGAGACCGGGGAGCGAAAAGGGTCAGGCGGCGATGGTTTTGGGCTTACCAGGCGCGCACAGGAGCTCGGATATGGGCGTTTGGGGTGGGGGCATTTGGTACCCACCAGGCCGGGGGGCGGTTTCAGGCCCAGAATAAAATTCGAGAAAACTTTAAAAGGAAAATCTATAGGGCCATCGCCACCTGTGGATGGCTGGCCGGGCCAGTTTTTAAAGATGTTGAGGGCCGGGTGGGTCTGCTCAGGCCAGGACTCGCTGCACTGTCGAGGTGCCGCAGCCAAGTTGCTTGGCAATCTTCCGCATGCCCAATCCTTCAGCGCGTAAGTCCCGAATCTTTTGTTCAGTCTTAGACGTGACGCTAGTTGGTCGGCCCAGGTGTTTGCCTTGGGATCGGGCTCTGGACAATCCTGCATTAATTCGTTCGACGATAATTGCTCGTTCAAACTGTGCGAAGACACTGCACATTCCGAGCATTGCTTCACCTGATGCCGTAGACGAATCGACGTTCTGTTGGTGCAGGTACAGTCCGACTTTTTGTTGCCGTAGTTCGTCAATGAAGACTGAGATATGGCTGAGGCTGCGGCCCAGGCGATCAATTGACCAGGCAGCAACCATATCGAGTTTCCCATAGGCCGCAGCCTTGGCCAGTCGGTCGAAGGAGGGGCGCTTATCGCGGCCTTTGGCACCGCTGATTCCGTGGTCGATGAATTCCTCAACGATTTCCCAACCGCGTTGCGCAGCGACTCGCAGAAGGTCCTGACGTTGGTTTTCCACTGTTTGATCAACAGTGCTGACTCTGAGATAGATCCCGACTCGTTTTGATTTGCCCATGCGCCTGCTCCTGTGGTGACAGCAGGATCATGGCGGGGTTGGGGAGTACCGTAAATACTTCCTTTGGTGCAAGAAAAATGATGATCGCTAACCGCCCGAATATGCAGGGCCTGAGCCGATGAAAAACGGTGGGGATTTCGGTACACCTTCATTCGAGCACCAGGGCCAGTACCATCCCGACCATGACGACATCAGCCAGGAAGAACCAGGAAGCTAGGATCGCGCGGACCAGGGCCTTCACTTCTTGAACTCAATAATGTTGTCAGGTCGTGGGCCTTGTTCTGCTACGACCGGCGATTGATGGGGCGGGGCAAACTTGATAACCGTTAAATCGAACTTCGTATTGCCCAACAGGCTTTGATAGGTGGCTGCTGCTTCTGCAGGGTCGGATATTGGTGTGAGACTGACTAAGGGATCGCCGGAGTGAATGGTTTCAGTCCGGGCCAATTTCGGTATGTCGTACTCCAGCAGGTTCGCATAGACCTGCAGGGCCTTACCCACATCTATCTTGCGGAGCTTGTCGTAGTCCTCCTGGACCTTCGACATGTTGAACGCAAGAAATTCATGAATGAATTCTCGCGTCGTTTTGCTGACTACATTGAGTTGTCCCTTCTTCCGGCCCTTGCCCGCGCTAGGCGGACGATTTTTCTTTGCAAAGTTAGCGTTGATACTTTTTGCGGCGGCCTCGCTCGCTTGTGTCGTCGTTGGCATTTACAGCAACCTACAGCAGAACATGCAGCGGGTTGTAACGGCATCCGATCGATGATTACCATCAGATAAGCGCCTTAGACCTCAGGTATTTTTTGTCTTGAATGTCTTGTTTGTCCTAAATAGGACATTCAAGACAAACAGGGCAAAGTGTCTTGTTTGTCTTGTCCTATCTCCCCTCTCTAGGGAGATAGGACAAACAAGACAAGCCCCACCAATCCGACCAAGACAGTGGAGGCATTACAGGGGTGCAGGCCCTTAGGCCTTAGATTGGATGGGGTTTGGGGTCGTACGCCCGTAACGAGCACCCCAAGGCGGCACAGGGCCTATATACGATCTAGGACAGGAGCCAAATAAATCCCTTCGCTTTATCCCAACCAATCGCCTTAGATTTTTCCAATCCTTGCAGCGCTTGCTTGGCATACTTCTTTGGCTTTTCACCAGGAATACCAGGGATCACTTTATCGATCACAGCGTCTTCTTTGGCAATCCCAGTATCCGCGTCGATGCAATCCCGAACCGCTTGAAGAATAATTTTTTGATTTCTTCCTACCTTCAACAATTTCGGCTTCATAACTACCGCAGCGGTGGGCTCATTATCCAGTTCGAGAATCAGACTTGAAATTGGCCGCCCAAATTTATCGTTTCGTTCAAGGTTGACAGTGCTCGCAAGATATTTAAGCAATGGCAGGCTCGGAGTATCTTTGAACCGCTCCCTGGTAACCGTTACTTCCATGCTTTGAGGGTCGGATCTTTTAACAACGTATTCTGCGTCTGTATTCGCTCCCAAGGTATAAGCACCCCTAGCCCGCTGTTGGTTCTCATGGCCGGTATGCGCGACCAACAACACAGTCTGTTTAAATACGTCCCGAAGTTTTACTGCCAACCTAGATAAGAAATGTGCCATTTCCGGATTGTCGTTCTCGTTCATACCGGGCGAGTATTTGGACAACGTATCTACCAGCAGCAGGTGAACGGGAAACCCTGCGCCCCCGATGGTGGAAGCGAGCTCTTCAACGATTTCGTTTTGGTTTAAGTTTAGAATCCCTTCAAACACGATAACGTTCAAATCCCTTAAATCTTTCCCTTCTCCAAAGGTTCGCATCCATGCGTCTGCTCGTCGGTCAATCCCTGCACCTTCGCCTGATAGGATCGCAACGCCTTTGCCTGCCATTGCCGCCCGCATTGCCCAGTCAAATGCAACAAAGCTTTTGAAGCTGCCCCGTGGGCCTACTAGCACTGCCAGGACGTTGGCTTCCAACACATCCAGCAGCAGCCATTCCGGCTCGCGCTTTTCAGCGACGATTTCTGATAGATGGCGGAACTGGATCATGGGCTTTTTTTTAGGCTCCAGGTCCTTCACCATTTTCAGGACGCTGCGGAATGTCACGCCGCCGTCATCGTCAAAAGAATTCCAACGCTTGCGTACGTGTCTTGTGCCGAGGTATTTCCTTTTGGCGCGGGAACTCCAACCGTCGTAGATTGGGAACCCTGCATCACCGAGTTGATGTTTGATTCCCATGCCGACTTTGAGCCAATCATCATGACCCATGTCGGGGTCGAGCTTGTTCAGGATCAAAACAACGTCGTAAGCCGTATGGCTAGTCCGGCCTAAAGGTAGGTCTGCAAAGGCATCATCGTTGGATGGCTCGGGATCTGGCTCGCTCATTTTCGCAGCCAACCAGTCGGGGACTTCGACAAATTTCCCTTCGTTCTTCACTCTGTGCCCATGAGCTGGCCACCAAATGATGTAGCCACCGTCGCCACGGTGATCAACATGGTCGGCGATCATGCTCGCATGGCAGCGGACGTTTTCCGTCAGCGGATATAAAAAGAGAAGATGCCCGCCCCGATTCGTCTTGTTGATTTGCATACCTGGTAGCTGATGCCGATTCGCTTTGAACCAAGCGAATCCTTCAGGGCCATCGTAGTCAACAGCGACTAACCCGCTTGTCGTGCCTGTCGGAATTCCAACCAGAGCATCGGGCCATTGGGTCCACCAATTGATGATCGTTGTGGAGTCCTGGGTCGCAGCCTTGAACCCGCCGTCGACCAAAGGGATCTTCAAGGCCTTGACGACACCACCTACAGTTTTCTTCGTCAATTTGCATGGGAAAACTGGAAACCGCTTCGCCACTTCCAGCACGGTCGCAATTGGTGCTTTTCGGACGAAATATGAAACGTTGTCGGGCGCAGGATTCATGCTGTCTCCAGGAACCTGTAGGCATCCACCTGCAGTTCAGCCATCGCAGCGAGATAAACCGGCGGCGTGCAGCAGACGATCCAACGTGACCGGCAATGCCCGTAGCCAAACTTCGCAATCATGTCGAAAGCAAGGCGAATGGCCCTTATGACGCTCTCCCTGTTGCCAACACTGACAGACTTTAAACTCCCATCCGGCGTCCGAATAATGATCATCAGCGGGCATTCCCACTTCTTGAACAACCGTTTAACTAAGAACTTTAAGCCGTCTTCCTGGCCGTGGTCAGCGACGAATTTGTCGGCAGGGGCATAGCCGCGTTCGAGGATTAGGCACGTGCATGGTGGGGGTGGTCGATTTACCGACTTTGAGATACATTTCTTCTGCATTTTTAAACCTATATTTGACCGGGTATTGTTTGCAGCAAGATCCCGGTCATTTTTTGTCAAGGGGCGCTTCTTCGCTCCCTCCGACGATTCAATTTAGTAACTACCTCTTGGCTGTACCTGGGAAGACCAAAACGGTCGTGCGTACACTTGATCACGCCTTCTTTGACGAAGCGGTCAAGGGATCGCCTGCTGTAGCCGGTAAGTTCGGTGACCTTCGTGTGATGCAGTGTTTCAGTCATAGGTGCAATGTATCGGCGTTCAAAAACAGCCGTCCACTTACTGCCTAAACCCTACCGCCAAACCGCTTCGCTGCGTGCTCGGGCCGATTCATCGGCACGTCGTACTCGGTGACGTTGGCTGCCTGACTCGCAAGCCATTTCATGTAGCCATTCCCCAGGATGACTAGATTGCGGCCGATGCGGGTCAACGCCCCTGCGGCCTGAAGCTCGGCACGGTGAACACGAAGAAGTCTGCGTGCGGCTACTTCGTTATGCGGCCACACGTGTGCCGCTGCGGTTTCCCAACTGCGTAAGTCCCACGAATGCGGCAGTGGAATGGTCGGAGAAGATTTGATCGTCGGCATGGTTGCACCTTAGATGTTGATAGGTGCCCATAAAGTATCGACTCAATTTTCGTTCGAGGGCCCAGAACCCAAATGCATTTGCAACCATGGTCCTGCTCCAATCCGGAGTTTAGAATTGTGACTGAGGTAGAGAAATATATGAAATTTCAGGAACTGCGCGCTTTGGCGCGAGCAAAGATCGACGAACATCGATTTCCGAGTGACACAAACCCGCTCAGCGTCTCGGGTTCGCGCGGCATCAAGCCCATACGCTGTTCACTTTGTGATGAATTTGTTGACGCAGGTCAGATTGCATACAAGGTCATCGCAGAATCGGATTTAACGATGGGCAATGTCCATGTGGATTTGCATTTCCGCTGTCATGCCGCCTGGCAATTGGAGGTCGCTGGCATAGAACTGTAAAGTGAAGGCCCCGGCGCCAGGGACTGGCCCACCGGGGTTTTAATGGATCGGCAAACCCGAGTTCCTCGGGATCTGCCCAGAGGCCCGTCGGTTATTTTGAACATCACGGGCAATCCAAAGACTTTTTGCCGGAGTACAGCAGGCCTCGATGGGCGTTAGGACCTTGATCGCATTTTTAGTTCTCGCTTAGCGTTCAGAACCAGCCGATACATCTGCTCGGCGGTAATCTCTTTTTCAATTGTTTTGGGGTTGCCGTTGAACCAGATCAGCAAATCTGCGGCGACTTGCTTGGTAGCCGCGTCAGGGTTCTTCGTGAACATCACCTTAGCCTTATTCATGATCCTGTCGGCTCGGTCATGGTAGTACGCATTTTTCTTCGCCAAGGCGTCCTTGGCCCCGGCGTTGCTTCCCTGCTTTTTACGCACAGCCTCGGCCTCCGGGCCTGATTCGTATAGGAAGCGCTGCAGGGCCATGCCAAGTTCGATCCCATCGGCCAGCGTCCTTGCTTTCCGCGCCAACGCCCGCAACTGTTCGGCCTGCTTGCTGAGGTCGTCGCTGGTACTTCGGTCCAATTGAAATTCGTATGTGAACTCGATGATGGCTGGGATGTTCTTGGCGGGATCAGTGTCAAAAATTCCGCCAGCATCACCGTCTAAAATATGGAGCAACTGTTTGGCCCTGATTTCCTGTTGGGCTTTTGTCAGGTCCGGTTGCTGCCGCTTTACGTGGTCGGCAATGGCAGCCTTCAGCCGTTTACGGTTTTCGCTGGCCATGTCACTTCGCGCCTTTCAGCAACATCTTATTTAAGGCGGCATCGGCTTTGATCGGCGCCCCTTGCACGAGATGGGAATAGCGGGCTGTCATCTTCGGGGACTTGTGACCTAGCCTCGATCCAATCTCCAGCAGCGTTGCACCGTTCTGGGCCAAGTAGCTGGCATGGGTATGGCGAAGGTCATGCCATTTGAAATCGACTAATCCAGCAGCATCGCGTATTCGCCGCCACCTAACTTCCAACCACGACACCTTGAGCGGCTTCCCGCCTTCAAGTGCAAATACAATCGTCGGGCTTAAATTTTGTTTCTTCAATTTCTTCAAGGCGGCGACTGCTTGTGCCCCGACATGGACTTGCCGTGGAGTGTCGTTCTTGGATAAGTGGATAGTCACCGTTTTCTTGGCAAAATTAACATCAGCCCATGTCAGGCGAAGCAATTCACCTTGCCTAACACCTGTGGCGATTGATACCAATATCGCCGCGCGCATCAAAGGGTCAGCCTCTGCCGCCTTTAGAAGCGTTGCCAATTCGGCACCGGTCAAAAATCTATTGCGCTCGTTGTCTTCTGTCAGCAGCAGGCGCTCTGGCCATACGCGCCCCAAGGGTACTAAGCCGACAGAACGCCCCCAATTCCAGATGCTGCGCATCACGCCCAAATATCGGTTCACTGTTGCAGGCGCACGCTTCTTCCCGCGCTTCCCGCCATTGATTATTTTGTCCCGCGCTTCACGTAGCGTGAGAACACCAAAATCGAGAATGCGCACCGCCCCATAGTGCTCGACCCAGAACTGCGCTAGATCAGCGTAGCCTTCGTAACTCTTAAGCGCTTCGATTTCTGGGTCTTCAAAATATTCGTTGATCAAATCCTGAATTGTCATCGACGACATTTGGCGCGGGGCTTTGCGCTTGGTTTCTTCGTTGAATTCATCAACCTGAATCTGCGCCCACGCTCTCGCCTCATCCATCGACGTAAATGTTTTGCTGATGTGATCGAAGTCGGGATGCCGCACTAACGTCAGAATCGGCACGGAGCCGTCCTGGTTTTTGCGATCCTTCCGAACATGGAAGGTCACATGTTTTATTGGCGGGTTATAATCTTTCTTAGCCATTCAACACCTCAACTGTTGGGCGGTTAGGCTCCGATCGGTGCTGGAACATCGGTCGGGGCCGGTAACAGAACCTTTCTGCGACCTTAGGGCCTGATTATGAGGCCAATTGGTCGATTTTGTTACCAAAGCTGTTACCGGTGGCCAATTTTTGGAGGGTGGTAATCCCTAAGCCATTGATTTTGTTAATATCTGCCGGCTTAGCACAGTGGTAGTGCAACGGTTTTGTAAACCGTAGGTCGGGGGTTCGAATCCCTCAGCCGGCACCATTTAAAAAAATTTATCGGCAGCTTTTCGAGCACCGATACGACACTCGGTCGAACCCCCGACATAAGAAAAGGCGGGTTCGACAACTTGGGCGCAGCCCATGAACGCCGCAGGTCTGCCGACGGCGGCCCGAAGGGTGAGCGCGCAGCGCGAATAATCCCTCAGCCGGCAAACCCCCGCACGACGGTGCAAAGACCGCAATTCGCTTTCCATCACACATTCCGGCCTAGCGCGGCACTCGAAGTCAATTTTTCGCAGGTGCGACGGCCGAGAAGTATCCTCTGATTGTGGCACTGGCCAGAACGTGTTGACTACGACTGGCATGAATAAGTTCGTGGTAGAGCCCTTCAGGCCCGGCCGGAACAAAATCGCCGAAAGTCCTCACGATGGGTAAGAATTCGTCAAGCGCATACACGGTGACTGTGTACTCATGAGCAAACGGTTGAAGTGTCGCTGGCGGACACGGTCCTCCGTAGCTCGGACTAAAGAAATCGTTGCCATTTTGTACGCCGTAGCCACTATCGGCAATTCCCGCGTTCTGCGGCAAGCTCGTCGTCCCTGCGGGGATGTTGTACATGGCCCAGTGCGTGAACTGGGCTGTGACGTCATAGACAATGACCATAAAGCTTCGCGTCTCATCGGGAGCGTGCTTCCAGGTAAGTTGCGGAGATTCATTTCCTCCCGGGGCCCCGCTGACCGTGCAAGAATTCATGCCATTGGCGTCGGGGAAAGTGTTGATCATGCTGAGTGGCAGCGTTCCTCCATTCACGAAGGTGGCGCTGTGCAGGGTCATGTGACGCTCCTCAGCTAGTGCAGTACCGATGCCAATCGCTGCGAGCGCCGTGCCCGCGATCGCACTCGACCACTTGCGCCTGTGATTCGATTTGAAATGGGTATTCATGACGTACTCCTTACGAATAAAAATACGAATTGATTATCTTAGTCCCCGGAGAATTACGCGCCGGCATTGTTTGGCTGTCGGGTCGCCGCGGCCGGATGTGCCCGTCGCGGGGACCCGGGCGTGCAGTTCATTTTTCGTTCATAACGCGTCACGGCTTTGAACTACGACGAGCAGCCGGACGGCTGACTTGGCTGCTGACCTGGGGATCGTCACCGCAGTCGTTGCGTAGTTCGTTGGGGGCGCCTGCCGGCGGCGTGCTAAATGTGTTGTCGATGCAGGGGATCGCACTTAGATATTCGTATATGGCATCGATCTGATGGTCGGTCATGTTGTGAAACAGCGGCCATGGCATGACTTGGAGCAGACTGCCATCGACGGGGGGCGGAAGACAGTTTGCTGG